CGCCTGCTGAAGGGACGATTGCGCTACGTCAATCGAGACGTGATTGAATGCCGCGAGGTCGCCGGCCAGCTTCGTCACCGCTTGCGTCATCGACGTCGCTTGCGGGATACCGAGCCCAATCGACCGGAAGAACACGTCCGTGTTCGACGTGAGGTTTCGCAGTTCCTCGCTCGTCGCGGGGACGGTTTTCATCAGGTTCGTGATGAACCCTTCCATGTTCGCGGCCGACGTGCCGAACGTGTGCTCGAGCTTCTTGATCGAGGCTTCGTTGTCTGCGGCCAGCTTCGCCGTGACACCCGCAAGCGCCACAAAAGGCAGGGTGACGGCCGCGGTCAGCGACTCGCCGAGCGATTGGAGCCGCGCACCGGTCTTGACCATCTGGGACTCAGCATCGCTCATGCCCTTCTTGAACGATGACAGATCCGCGGCAATGCGGACGACGAGTGACGCGGTGGTCTGTGCCACTAGCTATTCCTCATCCGTGGCCGCTTCGACCAGTTGCTCGTCCGCCTCGCGCAATCGCCGCTCCCGCATATCGTAGGCGTGCCAGGTGGTCAGTTCTTCCGAGTCCATCTCGACCCCGAGACGGCCGACGGTCATGTGCAACCGTTCGGCGAGCCGGTACAGGCTCACGCACTCGGGGTCGTCGTCGAGTTTTTTTCCGCGTCTACCACGGCCTGCGCCTCGAGCTTGTTCAGCTTCATGGCGGGCGCAGTGAGCTCGTCTAGGTCCCCGGCCGGCCACTGCATCAGCGCGTCACGGTCGGACGACTTGAAGCACATCTGTTTTGTTTCGGGGTCGCGCACCGTGGCGATCGCGATGGCGGCCTGCAGTGCGGCGGGATCGTCTTCCCCCGCGTCGTTCTTGGCCGCCTTGAGCAGGTCGCGCCGCTGCGCGACGCTCATCATCACGATCTCGACGGGGTTCTCGGGCAGGAAGCTGGGCGTAACCGTGATCGTTCTCGCCTCTCTCGAGGCGAGTAGTGCATCTCTGAGGGACATGGGGTTAGATGAGTGAGATGACGCGGCTGTCCGCGTCCGACGTGCCGACGAAGGTCAAGTCCTCGCCGATGATTGAACGGGTCGCGATGCTGATGGCCTGTTTCGTCGGGCGCGCCCAGAACGCAAGATCCGCCGCGGCGCCGCTGTCGTGGAAAATCTGGATGACGAGCACCGTGCCGTTCAAAATGGCGGCCTTGAACTGCGCGCTGTACGTGGACTCCCAATTGCGGCCGAGCGATGCCGAGATGCTCTTGATGCCTGGGATCGACTCGTCATACCCGCCCGAGTCGAACGTCGTATCATCAAGCAGCTCGTTGCCGTGCGTATATGTGATCGACTTCGATTTCAGGATCGTCGTCATCGGGAGATAGGTCCCCGAGATCGTGACCGTGCGCGCCGTTGTTGCCGTGAATGTGACGACACCGGTTAGGCGGTTGATGACGTACGGGTCCGCCACCGGGTCTACCGCGACGCCCCCGTCTTTCACGGTGATCGTGGCCGTCGGTGACCAGACCTGTTTCGCGGTATTCGTGATCTGGTATTTCTTGTTTGCGGTGAGTGCGGTCACCGCTTCATCAGTAAAGGCCGTGGGCGTGCCCCCGATCTTCACGAGGCCGAGTCGTCCAGCAGTCGAAGGCATGGCGTGTTCCTACGGGAGAGTGATCGTGCCGAACGTGAACGTGCCCGTCGTTTTCCCGTCGATCGAGATATTCGTTTTGTCGCGCACCTTGGTATCGATCGCGATCTTCGTCAGGTTGACGGCGCCCTTCCAGCCTTTCTTCGTGACTGCGGAGCTGTCGAAGATCACGGCGACGTATCCACTCGGGGACGTCGCTTCGACCTCTGCCTCGATCATGGCGTCTTGGCCATTGGTGTCACCCACCCGCCGTCCGCCGCTCATCGTGAACGGCAACGAGCGAATGCCGGTGATTGACTGCTCGTACGCGACGCCAAACTCGTCGTCGGCAATCTCGGGCGACTCGGGCCCGCCGCTTATTGTGTCGATGCCGGCGACGAGGTGATACGAACTCGCGCCGTTCGTGGCGGACCAATAGACCTGACACTTCCGGCCCGCGGTTGAGGAGGACATGCTGTCTCCTTACGTGACCGGCAGCGTGATCGCGCCGAAGGTGAAGGCGCCCGTCGTCTTGCCGTCGATCGATATGTTCGTTTTGTCGCGGGTCTTGGTGTCGAACGAGACCTTCGTGATGTTCACCGCGCCCAGCCAGCCGTTGCCGGGTGACGTGCCGTCGAACAACACCGCGATGTATCCGTTCGGCGATGTGCCGGCGAGTTGCGCCGCGACGATGGCGTCCTGGCCCGTCGAATCGCTCCCGATGCGAGCGCCGCCGGACAACGAGAAGGGCAGGCCGATGATGCCCGTAATGGACTGTTCGTATTCGACGCCGAACTCGTCATCGTTGATTTCCGGCGACTCCGGTCCACCGGTCACCGTATCGATACCGGCAATCAGGTTGTATGAGTCGTCGGTATTGTCGGCGGACCAGTAGACTTTCGCCTTTCTGCCAGCGGTCGATGACATTGGAGTTCTCGAGGAGGGGGAAAACGAAACGCCCCGTCAGGCGACGAGGCGTGTGATGGCACTTCGGGCGGTTGAGTTTTAGGACTGATCTTCTAGGGTGATTTCGAGAAGCGGCCGGACGCATCGCGTGATTCCATCGACGAGGCGTTCCTTTCCCCAATCGTCATTCTGGTTCACCATCACGACGTCATGGCCGGTGACCGAGAGAGACGAACCGTCCTGAAGGACCGCGAGCGCAGCATCGGCGATCGCCAGTCCGCGCTTATATCCGGCTGATCCGGTTGATGCGGTCGTCGTCGAGCCGTCTTGCGTATAGATGTACAATTCAACCGTGACGACGTGGCCGCCCTGGCCAAAGAACAATTCTTCTCGCTCGCTTCCTTCGCCAACCACGAGATAGGGATATTCGAGGCTTTCCCGAACCTCATCGACAACACTGGACGAGCCGTCCGCTTGCGCGGCAAGGAGGTTCGTGACAGCCGATGCGGATCGGAGCGCACCCACAATTCCGACCTGCGTCGCCCACGAAGCGGTTGCCGTCACGTTGTCCCCGCGATGTCATCGACGGCCTTCTCGAGCGCGCGATTGATGTCTGAGACCGCTTGCGGCTTGTCGGCCTGAAAGGGTTCGGAGAGAAACGGCTGCGCCTTCCGGTTCCGTCGCGGGTCGCCGCGGTCGATAACAGGAGCATAGGCGCCCTTGCCAGTCGATCGACGGCGGGAGCGATGCGTTGCTTGCCCCCGGGCCGTCTTGGCCTGCGAACGACGCGGCAACTTCCCCTCGCCGACCTTGACCATCCCGACCATGCCGTCTTCTGAGTATTCGTCGCGGATCGTCGACGCCATTTCGCCCGTGAGTTTCGGGGCCTTCGATCGCGCCTCTGCGGTGACCTGCTTCGTGTTCTTGCGGATCGCCTCAGCGACTCGCGAACGCGTGAGCGGGTCGGCCAGCTTGAGCGCGCGAGACAACGAGTCCACGCCCTCCACAAACACAGAGAACTTGACGCTGCTCATACCTTCACGATCTCCGAGCAATAGAGCATCAATTGTTCGTGACGCTCCTCAACGTCTTGCACGCCGTGAATCGCGAACGTGCGAGCCGTGCCGTTTACGGTGTAGCGTATGCGATACTTCGGAGTCACGTCCGCACGGTAGCGGATCGTGACTTGGTGAGTGATTTCCGGCTGTTCCTGCTTCGCTTGGAGGAACTCACGACCAACGCCAGGGCGCACGCTGGCGGCAACCGACCGAACGTCAGACCAAAGGGCATCTGAGCCGCCACCGCCGTCGTCGGTATACGATGGCAGTTGGAGCGTGACGCGCTTGTCTAGCGACCCGGCATTCAGCGGCGTGTAGACCATCGTCAGGCCGTCCGCTTCCACATATAGACGGCGATGTACGGCTGGACGACGCTCGACGCGCTGCCGGTAAAGGCCGGGGCAGAGTTGGTGCCCGTCGGCGTAACCGTATGCGTGTGACCTGAGAGCGCCGAGCCCGTGAACGTCGGCGCTGAGATCGTGCCCGCTGGCGTGAGCGTGTGCGTGTGCGTGCTCAACGCCGAACCGGTGAACGTCGGCGTCGACACCGTGCCGGTTGCCGTCGTGACCGGCGTGACGCCGCTCGAGGTGTTGCCGGTCAGCAGTTTGGCGGGCGAAGTCGTCGATGCCGCAGCGACCGCGTTGCCGGTGAACGTCGGCTGCGAAATCGTGCCCGCTGGCGTCCCACCACTCACCGCGCTCGTCGTGCCTTGCGATCCCGTGAAGGTTGGCGCCGAGACTGTACCGGCGGGCGTCCCGCCACTCACCGATGACGTCGTGTTGCTGTTGCCGGTGAACGTCGGAGCAGCCACGGAACCCGTCGCGGCAACCGTCTTGGCGCCGCCCGTCTTTTCACTGGTGTCGAAGTCGGCGTCTCCTCCGTCCACGCCAACGAGCACACGACCGGCGCCGAAGGCTGACCATGTGCCGCGGCCGAGCAGCGTCGCCGGGTTCGTGCTCAGCGTGGAAATGTAGACTGCGCCAACCGGATAGAGCGTGTCGATCACTGTGGCGATCGTCGGGGCGTCGGCGCCCGCGGGACCAGTATCGCCCGTGTCTCCCTTCACGCCCTGAGTGCCCTGAATGCCCTGCGGACCAGTAGCGCCGTCAGCACCGGCGGCTCCCGTATCCCCGGTGTCACCCTTCGCACCCTGAACTCCTTGCGGACCCGCGGCGCCATCAGCTCCGGCAGGACCAGTGTCGCCCGTGTCGCCCTTATCTCCCTTCGGACCTGCCGGACCCGAACCGCCTCCTTGACCATCGACTGAGACGTATGGCAAATCGTTCCACGCAGAAACGCCATCGCCTACCTTCATCTGACAACTATCGACTTCGGCGCCGACTTCTCCCCGAAGCAAAATCGGATTAGCCGCACTCCATGCCGCGGCCGATCCGCGGCTCATTTGGAACCGTTTTCGGCGAACTAGATCGTCGAGCGGCATGGAGTCTTCCCGGACCCTTGCTTACGACCGCGTGAGCAGCACAACGACGTGAATCTTCGGCGACCCACCGGAACCACCACCGGCGACCACGAGGTTGATCGCCTGGCCCGCCGTGACCGTCTTTGCCGCGCTCGGCGTCGCCGAATCAACATCGCCCGCCGCAGAGGCAGACGACGTGATCGTCACCACGCCGTTCGTGATGCCGGTCGCGCCGATCTTGGACGTGATGGTGATGTCGGCCGTCGAGACCGCGCCGTCGATCACCGTGTAGATCTTGCTGATGTCGCCCGCAAAGGGAGCGACCATGTAATACGTCGCGTCGGCTGAGCCATCGGCAATATCGAGGCAGAGCGCAACGGGGTCAGTGGCCCGCGAGGGCAGGACAATCTGCGTCATGGGTAGTAGGTCTCCGCGATGCCATCAGCGATGGCGAGAAGAAGGCCGCGTTCGGCCGTGGTGTCGATGATGAGCGTCTCACCATCGGTGGAAGTCAGGTAGCCGTCGGGCGGATCGCCGGTCGGGTCATCGTCGACAACCCAATCGCTCCCCACCAGCCGCAACACGCCCGGCAGGTCGATCACGATGTACCGCGTCTGGACGGTGAGAATGTTGGCGCTGTTGCCGCCCGTCAGTACGCCAGCGCTGTTGTTGTCGATCGCGATCGTCAGCGCTGTGTCATCCAGGCCCGCAAGCGCGAATGCCAGCGCGGCATTCGCCTGGCCGTCCAACTGGCCGCGCCGGAAGTATCCGACGTTGCCGGCCGCCCACTGACCAGCCTGCGCCAAGAAATAGCCGCGACCGAACTCGAGGACGCTCCCGCCGTCGAAGATGACATGCACGGCCGCCGTGGGGTCGACGTTGGTGTATGCGGCCGCGAAGTTCGCGTGATACGTCACGCTCAGTGGCAACAGAATCTTCCCGGCGCCGGGAGTCGCCACGGTCTCGACCGGCGTCGTTGGAAGTGCTTTGATCTGCGCGTCCGTCAACGTCACGGTATGGCGCACGACCCGAAACAGTGGCATGAGAGGAAATCCGTGTAAGAGAAGTCGGCCTAGGTGCCGATCCCGTCCCAATAGCGATAGTGCGTATTCAGCAGCGCATCGACTGCGCGGTTCGTGTTCAGCGGATCGCCGACCTGCGCCTCGCGGTTGCGATAAAAGTCTCCCACGAGCAGCAG